CATAGGCGGGTAATGAAGGGTCATTCAGGAATCCGTAAGTGCGGTTGTCGCCACCATTAAAACCAAAGAAACCGATTAAGTTTCTGTTGATTTCTAAGGACTCACCTGCTGCTGTTCTTTTCGATGCTGAACTTGAAAGGTTGATACGCGCTGACCGAGCTTCCTCAAGTCTGCCTACAATCAGTCCTTCCTCAAAGCGAACTACTGTTCTGCGCTCATAATTCACGTTCCAGTTTGTTAATGGAACATTTGTTTGGTCGGCATATAAACGCGCCTTACCAGTCAATTCCAAGATGCCCTGTACAACTTCTTCGTCTTCCCAAGAACCCTGTGTAGTAACACCCACAAGCTCATCTATTCGACGAGCAGAAGTGATTACATGAACAAAGCCAGTAAGCCATTGCTGTAAGAACTGAATCGGGGTAGTGACACTAGAGCTTGTTAGTGGAGCGGTAATATCCGCGTCCATGCCTACTGCATCTGCCATTTTTTGAATCAAAGCGGGGTTAAGATTAATGCCCAACTTCTTGAGTTCTTCAAAGCGGTCAAACTGGTCGAAGCTCAATGCTGCTACTTTGCGTCCTGAGATATGGCTTAGTTCATTTTGTTGTTTCAACATTTTTATTTCCTCTGCTCAAGCGCGTTGATTAGTTAGTTAACTTAATAATGGCAAGACCCGCACCTGCGGTATTTTGATATGCCACTGTAGCATTTGGAACAGCAGTAAAACCTGCCGCTGCACCTACACGAAGCTCGCCTGTAGTATCGCTTGCAAAAATTGCATCACCGATATTACCTGCTGTCAATAAGCTGACAACCACATAACCCATTTGAAGTAATTGAACTTCCTTTGCATTCTCAAGCGTAATGCTTGGAGCAAGTGAAGAACCATTAAGGGCATACAATTTTGAATTGGATAAGATACCTGCAAAGACCAAAGTGTTTGCGCCTTCTGCCGATACTTTTAAGTCTTCACCCGCTTTGCGGAAAAAGGCTCGACCTATTACGTTTTTTAAAGGGTCTGTACTATCTAAGATTGCGGGAACTGCTCTTTGTGGACCATCAAGAATGATGTCGCCAACAATGGCACCTGCTAATACTCTACGAACGCTTGATTGAAAGGACATATTAGTTTGCTCCGCTTAAAAATTTAGAAACTTGGCTCCCCTCTGATAGATTGACTGCACTATCTAGGGTAATCATTTTTGCGCTTGTTTTATGTTGCAGATATCCATTGATCGTAGCAACTTCTTGACCTGCTTCCGACTTCAATTTCAATTTGCCCACTCCATACTTGGCAACATCTTCGAGCGTCATTTCCGCGTGGTCGAATGCGCCTACATGAGTGGCAATTTGTTTTGCTAATTGATTTCTGCTGTCGATTTGTTTAAGGGCTTGCTTAACGCCATTGCTCCTAACATCCTCAAGCTGTTTTGATAGTGACTTAATTTTCGCATCAAAACCTTTGCCAAGTTTACGAATGGCTTTGTCTTGCGCCATGTCCGAAGCTTTTTCTTCTTCTTCTTCGTCTTTCGCTTCTTCTTCTTCGTCTTTGGCTTCTTCTTCGTTCTCGTCGGAAGCTTCTTCTTCGTTCTCATCGTCTGCTTTCTTTTCTTCTTCCTCGTCGGCAGCTTTTTTAGCCGCTTCCTCGTCGGCAGCGTGTTTTGTTTCTAAAATAACTTTTTTTATTAACTCGATGATTTCAGCTTCGTTCATTTGAGATTCCTCGTTATTCATGTCAAGTGATATGTTGTAGTGGTCGAACACTATCATGTCTTTTCGGTCAAGTACACACACCTCTTTGCCCATTCTACCATTGTCAACTAGGGCTAAGTGGTTGCCTCTGATTTGTCTTTGGACAACATCATAAGCTTCTCCGTTGTAAGTTCCCGACAATAATTCATAAACGCATCGGTAGCCACAAGACAGCTCTCTCTTACCAGACTTAATTAAACCAGTAAGTTTTTCAGAAAACAAGCGTATATTTCCTTTTAAGTAGCCATCCTTAAAATAAATGTCCTCTCCGGTAACGCCCTCGACTCCCTTCTTTTCTGCGGGTGTATAGTCACCGCCCAACATTGTGTGCTCGTCAATCCACGGAAGTAGCTTGAATGATTCGATAGTTTCTGGGCTTGAGAGTTCTTCTTCTGGTCTATAAACATTGTAAACTTTATCTGGCTCAAGACCTTCAAGACCGATTGACTTGCCTAGATATGGGAATACGCCAACCTTAGACAAAGGGTTGTCTTTGATTTCCATGAATCCATTTTGGTCGAATTTTCTAGCTGACAATTTTAATCCTCTAAATCTATTACTGGCACCATTACGCATCGGCAGTTGATTGCTTGAGCGGGTATGCCTCTCTCTCCAGTATTTTTGTCAATCACTGGCAAGTCATCAAAGCTGAATATACCCCCGTTCAATCCTGTTGGGAAGGCATCCATGTGATATTTTCTAGGCTTCTGTCCGCCCCCTGAATGCACCCACTTGAATTTTTCTATACCTGCTGATTGCATCCTAGCCTTGTTGATTGAATTGTACGCCTTGCGTGTCTGGTCTAATGCCATGTTACGAGCATGGCGCTTAGTGATTCCTTCTTGTTTTGCAAAAAATGGAATTAAATCTTGCAAACCATTTCCAGTTGTAATAGCTCTCATGACTTGACCTTGAATCTGGTCGAAGTATGCCTCTGGAATTGTTTTTATAAGTAAAACATTTTCCTGCACCGATGCCTCGAAAACTTCTTTGATTGGTTCAGTAACTTTCTCGGGGTCGATAGCAAGTTCTTTGCTGATACTTTTTAAACTGGAATTAAGCTTAGTACCAGATGCTTTATTAATTCCTGTCATTATGTGGAGCGCGAGTTTTCCTGATCGTATTCCAAAAATATCACCAAACTTTCTACGCATATTTTCTAAAAGTATTTTTGCTTCGTTGGTAATAGTTGCATCCATGCCAGTCGAATTTTCAAAATAGTTTTCTGCTTTTTCTGTGCTGAAAAGTTTTTCAATTTCCTTCTTGACTTCCTTTGTCATTATGCTGATTGACTTCTGCAAGTCGGCATTCATTTTCTTACCATAATAATCCGACTGCCTTAGTGCTTTCCCCTGCAACCCTTTAGGCTTCTTCTTCAAAACTTTCCTCTGGTTCATAATCAGTCTCGCTGTCTGGGTCTATGTTGTTATAACCTGAATGCTTGTCCTTCGCTAAAATATCGCGAACTTCCTGTGCTGCTAAAACACCGCTGTCAATATGAACCTGAGCAGTTTGCGCCTCGACTAACTTTATTGCCGCGTCTTCGGTTGCGCTTGGGACATCAATAGGGTTCCAAGTAATATCAAAAGGTGCATCGCTTTCGAACTCGGATTTCAAAAGTAATTGATAATGTTTTTCGAGCATCGGTTGAAAGTCATTGACCTGTATCTGGCTCAATTCTTCATGATAAGTTTTAAGCTCGTTGTCGCCTGTAGAGTTAAAACCTTTAGGGCTTGTTCCTAATAATCGGACAGCGGGAACTTTCGCTATTGCTGCCACTAATTGGTATTGCGACATAATCACCGCATCCAAATCTGCAAGGGAAGTATCTTGCTGTGATAGCTGCTCTTCAAGTCCTAGAACCTTTACTCCATAATTATCACGAAGGCTTACCCAGTTTTGTAGTTTTTCAATAAAGCTTGTTTCACCTGCGGTAGCCGCTTCCATATCCAAATTGAGTGCTGTCGTTCTCTTGGTCAATGCGAGCATAGGCGCTTCGTTTGCTGTCCTCTCGGCTGCATAAATTCTTTCGTAGATTTGTTGTGGTAATGACATACCTCCATACAAATAAGAAGGCTTGAGGATATCTGCTACCTCGGAGTATCTGATTACGCATAGGTGGCTCTTGTGTACAAGCATTCCTGACACTAGCCAAAACTCTGGCTCATAAAAATCTATGTACCATGCTGTTCCCACTGATTGCTGCGTTAGCTGCGGTGTAATCCAGTAAGGGTCCACTTGAGAGATTCCCTTGTAAGTGCCTTTTTTGATTCCATCAA